TCATCAAGAGATATCTTGGAGGCTTATTTGCTATATGTATTCAATGAGAATAAGTTAAAGAAGAAAATCAGACTATGGGATAAAGGTCGTCTAATGTATGGAACTTACCATATTAAAATAGATCCTAAGATTTTAACAGAGAAACGTAAACGCAAGAAAAAAACAGAAGAAGGTGAAATGGAAATAGAAGAAGAGGTATTTAAAAACATACTACCTGATATTGATATAGTAGATGTCTTTGATTTACTTATTCACCCAGATGAAGAGTGTTTAGATTCAGCATACGGTCTTATACATAAACGAGATAACGTTAGTATTAGTGATTTAGATGATGGAACATACTTTAACTTAGACTTACTAGATGATACACGTCAAACAGATGCTAACTTAGATCTTGTACCAGAAGAACTAGAAAAAAGACAAGTTATACAACAAGCAGTTCAAAAGAAGATTAATCCTAATTCATTCACTATTAATGAATATTGGGGATGTTATAGTCCAACAGGTAAGCCTGAAGATGAAGATGAATACATTATCACTACAATAGACGATACATTACTTATTAGATTTGAAAAGAACGAGGTTAAGGACAGTAGAGGAAATCCTGTTAGACCATTTGTAGCTATGCATGATCAACCAGTACCAGGTGAATACTACGGTATTGGAGAAGCAGAACCTATTATGAGTCTACAAGAGGAGATCAATGACCTAAGAAATCTAAGGCAAGATTACAATAACTCTGTTTTGTATCCTGAATGGTTAGTAAGAAAGGGGTCAGGAGTTAATCCTTTCCAACTTGTACATAAACCAAATAATATAGTAATGGCTGATAATCTTAATGATATACAGCCAATGCCTAAGAGTTCTGTACCTCAATCTAGTTATAACGAGGAAAACGCTATTAACAGAGATATACAAGATACAAGCTCAACAACTAATTTTGCTCAACCAGGTGCAACTTCAGCCTTCACAGATACAGCAACAGGTGCAAGTATTCGTCAAAATGAACAGAATACTCGTATGAGATTAAAGATAGAGTATTTAGATGATGCTGTAAGCGAGCTAGGTCGTAAGATATTAATATTCGCTTCTAATTACATTGAAGATTCAGTAGAAGTACCAATGGAAGATGATTTTATTAAGATATATAAAGATACATTTAAGAAAATATCAGAAGGATTTAATCCTGTAGTAGTAAGTGGATCAATGGCAGCTGATACTCCAAGCGAGAAACGTAATGAGGCTATTGCAAGAGGTAATATATCACTTCAATACCAACAAGCTGGAGTTCCTGTAGATCTACAAAAAGAATACTTGAACATAATGAAAGAAGGATTTGGAGTTAAAGATGAAGAAAGCTTACTAGGAGAAGCATCTAATAATGAACAAGATGCACAGAATCAAATGCTACAACAACCAGGACAGGTAGGTACACCTGCTCCTCAAGAAGCTCAAGTACCAACTTTATAAACTAATTTATAATATTATGCCTAAAGGTATGGGATATAAAAAAGGAATGGGAAGAAGAATAGCAAAAGGAATAGCAAAAGGTGCTAGACGTATGGGTAAGAAACAAACAAAAAGAGTAGGTTCTATATTTAAAAAATACATGAAATAGTATGGATTTAGATAAATTTAAAATTTGGAAAAGTGGTCTAACCTCTGAAGAGAGGGAGATTATGGAAAAACAAGAATCAGTAGAAGCTGAATTTAAGAAACAAAAAGCAGTAGTTGCCCAAACAGTGAACACTAAGGGGTTTAAATTAATACTAGATAAAGTTGTTGGAGATGTAGAGAGTGCAAAAATTAAACTCCTTAGATGTTCAGAGAAAGAACTAACAAAATTACAAACAGAAATAAAAGTACGCCAAGAGTTCTTAGATAAATGGACTCCTTACATGTAGGTTGCGTGCGGCAAAATCCCTTTTCCTTCCTACTCTCCCCAGAGTAGGTTGCCGCCCACAGTCTATATGACTGCATATATCATTAACATCATCATTATGAATGAAGATACCTCAAATGAGGAGGTAGTAGAGGAAACCGTCCAAGAGACGCCCAAAACTACTGAATCAGAGCCTTCTACCCAGCAAGAAGAGCCTCAACAAGAGACACCTCAACAATATGCTGGAAAATATTCAAGTCCTGAAGACTTAGAAAAAGCTTATCTTGAAGCTCAGCGTAAGTTATCCGAACAAGGAGCAAAGCTTAAAGAGATGGAGCAACCTGTCTTACCTGCCGACAAGCAACAAATTCTTGACGAATTAAAAGCTCTAGGCGTAGTAACAAGTGCCGATCTACAAAAGCAACAAGCAGTTCTAAGTCAGAAGACAAAAGATGATCTTGAGATTAAAGAATTAAAACTCTCTAGTGCTCAAGAATCTGCATTACGTAAGTATGCTACACATCCTGACAATCTTAGCAAATCTATGAGTGAACTCTGGGATGAGCTAAATGGAACTGTTGGAGGAAAAGTGGTGAGTCGCAAGACAACTATTAAACCTAAAACAGGAGTCAAAGAATCTGGTTTCAAAGTGTTATCACCTAAAGAAGCTGCAAGATTAGATGGAGACGCATACGATAAGTATTGGGCTGATTATGCTCAACATATGGCTGATAATAATTCTTAATTTTTAAAGACATGGCTAGACAAATGTATCAAACTATTGCTGCTACTGATCTATCTGCTTCTGCCGCTGCTACTGAAACAATCAAAGCTCCATTTGCTGGAGTTCTTAGAATTGACGAAAGTTATATGCGTGCTGGAGAGGTAGTTGGTTCTGCAACTACTGCTGCTACTGTATATGTTACTGTAGGTGGTACAACTGTTGCTACTGCAACTCCTAGTTCTACAACTTTGGATACTATCGGAGACACTCAAGGACTTACTGCTTCAAGCGATAAGTATATTGAATTCGCTGCTGGTGACTCAATTGTAGTTGGACACGGAGTACAAGCAACTGGAGGAACTACTACAGGTACTGTATATTGGCATTTATCCCTTGAATGGGGTGTATAAAAATTGGAAAAAGGGTACATTAATTAAATAACTTTATAAAATTATGGCTAGAATGACCACAACAACTCAGGCAAGTTTCATCCCTAGACAGCCTCTCATTCTGTACAAAGCCAACTTGGGGATGTAAAACTTCTTCTGATTAATGGGAAAAGCCCGACAGGGTAATCCTCAGCAAGTTTCACGTGATCTTTAACAACATTGACGTTTAGACTAATATTTGATACCATACATATGGTATGAAGTTATCTAAACAATACATTGCAGGCTTTATTGACGGGGAAGGTTATCTTAGTATTCTTAAGCTTAAAAGAAAGACCGCTAGAAACGGTTATTGGTTCCAGCCAGTGATCAAAGTGTCACAAACACAAGATCATTCATATATTTTACAAATGATACATTGCCAATACGGTGGACATTTTAATAAGCGAAGAGTTTACAAGGACAACTCCAAACCTACATTTACCCTTGATATTAAAGGCGAAGAAAAAATAAGAAAGTTATTAGACGACATTTTACCTTATTTGATCATTAAAAAGCCACAAGCTGAATTAATCCTAGAATATTATAATCTAGGTACAGTTATGAAGCGTAATTCTGAAGGAATTAAAAAACTAGACGAGTTACAATCTAAAAGGTCTGTATTGTATAAAAAAGCACGAATGCTTAACAAACGTGGAACAGCTGCAGAGACTGAGTGAAGAAGCCCATTATGGGATGCGACAGTCCGATCTATACGTATAAATAAAGGTATAGAGGTAGACAGAAATGATCTACCCCCCGAAAGGGAGTAACAACTTGGAGAAGTGGAGTACAGATATCATTCGTGCTACAGAAGCTAATCTAGTTCTTGCAAACCTTGTTCATGATTATTCTGCTTTCGTTAAAGACAACGGTGATGTTGTAAACATTCCTAATCTTTCTAACTTAACAGCTAATGACAAAGTTGCAGGTGCTAATGTTAGTTTCCAAGCTCCGACTGAATCTAGCTCTACTATCAACGTAAATACTCATAAAGAAACTTCTTTCTTACTTGAAGATATTACAGCTATCCAAGCTAACGTTGATCTTAATTCTGAGTACACATCTAAAGCAGGTTATGCAGTAGCTCAATCTATTGATAGCTCAATCTCTGCTCTTGCTTCTGGATTCTCTCAAACTAAAGGAACTTATAACACTGCTATTACAACAGATGTTATCCTTGACTCTATTCAACTTCTTGACGATGCTGACGTTCCACAAGACGACAGACATTTCGTTATGAAACCTGAAACAAAACGTGATATTATTGATATTTCTAACTACACTTCTTCTGATTTTGTAGAAGGAAGACCAACACAAACTGGTAAAATTGGTGCTCTTTACGGAGTAAATACTTATATGACTACTCAAATAGTTAAATCTGGTAACAACACAAACAACATGATGTTCCACAGAGATGCTATTGGTATGGCTATGAGTAAACAACCAACTACTAAGTCATGGTACAATCCTGCTGCTATCGGTTATGAAGTAGTAACTGACACTATATTTGGAGTCGCTGAAGTAAGAGATGATCATGGCGTGTTGATAAAAACATAGGAGTACTTGTCAAACAGAATAGTTTTTGATACAATGTTTTTGTATCTTAACACTATCAATATGACAATATGT